GGTCAATGAAATTATACTTTTCGGCGCCGGGTATTTGCCACCGATTCGCTTCAATGTCCTCGAATACGGTTTCCGGCTTGCAACGGTAAGCGATGTCGGCGGCAACGGCCGCGGCGAAGCGCCACCAAGCCGCCACCTTGATAGCGTCCCATGTTTCCACGGCGGGGAGGGTTTCCACTACCAGCCATCCGCCGGAGCGCCCTTGTTGCCATACTTTCACGCCGGCGCCAAGGTAATATTCCGCTGTCTCGTGTATTGCTTTCCAAAAGCATTCACAAGCTTGCTCGTATGCGTACTCGGCGGCTTTCTCGGCGGTTTCCGTTGGACAATCCGGCCAGCGCCGGCAAATGTCGTCGGCGCCGGGGAAGTGATGGCACTTAACGTTGACCGCCGGGAGTGACGGGCCGCGGTCGCTGTGGAATTCGATTGCTGACTTAGGGCGGGGTTTCATTGCTGGACCTTTCGGGTTATGGGTTACTTGGCGGGACTATCGGGCGCCGCGCCGGCGGTCAAGCCGGCGGGGCGCGGGCGGCCAGTAGGGCAGACTCAAACGGGGTGGCGGTGGTTACTCCTAGTGTTTGCCGGCGGTGGCCGGCGGGTTATTCGGTCGGGCGGCACGTATTCGGCACGATTAGCCAGCGGCCACGGGTCACGATGTAGGCGGTGCCGGAGTTGGAGACGGTGCAAACATAAATGCGATACCAGCGGCCCGCGTGAAACGCTTCCATGCCGCTATTCAGTTTCCGCCCGTAGCCGCTCGCCGTTTGCTGTAGCCCGCGATTGTGATACCACAAGGGTCGGTGGCGGATGCGGGGATTGTCGGGCAGGTATTCGAGGGGTGCGGCGGTGGCGGTGCTCATGGTGTGGCCTTTCTGCCGGCGGGCCGGCGGGTTGCGTCTCTCGTTCGCCTGAGTCTACTATATCCGTAATCTAGTGTTCGGCAAGCTGTTTTGAGGCTAAATTGCCTCCGATACTGTGGTATCAAAACAGGCTTGCAATCAATGGGTTATGGCACTATACTATCGTCGGCGACGGCGAAGCGGGACCTATCGGCCGATGCCGCCGCCAAGCCGCGGCGAGAAATCGCCGCCAAGCCGCCGCGGCGCCACAGCACTCGGCGGCGATTCGCCGCCGCGGCGGGAAAGCGCCGCGGGCCGGGCAGCAGAGCCGCAGAGCCGCAGAGCCGCAGAGCCGCAGAGCCAGCCGAGCCGCAGAGCCGCAGAGCCAGCCGGGTCCGCCGGACCAGACAGCGAGCGCAACGTGGGTAACGCCAGCAAGCCGGGCAACGCCAGCAAGCCGGGCAACGCAGTACAGCCGCCAAGCCTTAGCGCTAGCCAAGCGCCGGCGGCGGCCGGCCGCGCTACGGCTGGACGCGCTACGGCTGGACGCGCTACGGCTGGACGCGCTACGGCTGGACGCGCTACGGCTGGACGGCGCGCCGTGCCGGCTGGCGGGGCGCGCGGGCAGGCGGCGCGGCGGGCCGGCGATGCGGGGGGTGGCCTTCGAGCCACCGGCCCCTCCCCCAAAGGGCGGTTGACCACCAACGGAGATTAGCCATGGAAACGAACCGACCGAAGCAGACCGACGTATCGGGTATGCAGCCACAGTCCAACGACAATCTCCGTGAGTTCGATGCGGACACCCTCCTTCTCGCCTATGAACTCGCCCAAGCCAAGTACACGAACCACGAGATTGGCACGATCCTGGGCTATCCGGATACCCCGGTAGGCCATTCGGCCTTCATGTCCGCCATCGCCAACACCCCCGCCCTCGCCAAGGCCCTGCGCGATGCGCGCGAAGTCGCCGACGCCAAAGTTGCCGGGCAACTGTACCGGAACGCCGTACAGCCCCAGGAAAAGCACCCCTTTGGCCAACTGGAAGCGCAGAAGGTCTGGCTGAAGGCGTCGGCCAACGGGCGCTGGAACGAGCGCTCCGTCGTCGAACTCGAAGGGCTGGTGGGCACCGTGGACGGTTCCGCCAACCCGGCTATCGAAGAGCGGATCGCCGCCATCCTGGCGCGCAAGGTGAAAATGTATGATCTGTAACGGCCTGAGCCGAAAAGACTGCCTGGACCTCTACGCCGACATCCTTTCCGTCGGCGACCGCGAGGCGCAGCGTCGGCTTTGCCGCGAAGACCTGTTCTTCCTGCTGACCGTGGCCTTGAGTCGCGGGGACGCCGACCGCCCCTGGCTCTTCGAGCGCGTCCGCGAGGTGGAGGCGTCGCCCGACGGGCACCTGGATTTGTGGGCGCGTGAGCACTTCAAGTCGAGCATCATCACGTTTGGGCTCACGATCCAGGACGTGCTTTCCTCGCACGGTGACCGGCCCCTCCCCAAGTGGAACGGGCGCGAAGTGACCGTGGGCATCTTCAGCCACACGCGGCCGATTGCCAAAGCGTTCCTGGCGCAGATCAAGGCGGAGTTCGAGAACAACGAGTATCTCCAGAAGCTGTTCCCGGACGTGCTCTACGCCGAGCCGACCCGCGAGTCCCCCCACTGGTCCTTGGACAGCGGCATCCTGGTCAAGCGCAAGAGCAACCCGCGCGAGATGACGGTGGAAGCCTGGGGGCTGGTGGACGGGCAACCCACCTCGATGCACTACTTCATCGTCGTCTACGATGACGTGGTGACCCGGGAGAGCGTGACGACGCCGGACCAGATTTCCAAGACCACGGCGGCCTGGGAACTGTCGCTGAACCTGGGTGCGGAGGGCGGGAAGCGGCGCTACGTCGGGACGCGCTACCACTTCAACGACACCTACGCCACGATGATCGCCCGGAAAGCCGTGGCGCCGCGGATTTATCCGGCGACGGTAGATGGGACCGAAACCGGGGCGCCGGTCCTATTCAGCCGGGAACTGCTGGCTGAAAAGCGCCGGGACATGGGGGTCTGGACCTTTGGCGCGCAGATGTTGCTCAACCCGGCGGCGGACACGGTGATGGGGTTTGACAAGGACTGGTTGCGCTACGTCACTTCGGAGTTCCGTCCGGGGCGAAACTGGAATCGGTACTTGCTGGTTGACCCGGCGGGGTCCAAGAAGAAGCTGGAGAACGACTACGCGGTGTTCGTCGTAGTCGGGCTGGCGCCGGACGGGAACTACTACCTGTTGGACGGGGTGCGTGATCGGCTGAACCTGACTGAACGCGCGGCGCTGACGGTGCGGCTGCACCGGAAATGGCGGCCGGTGATGACCGGCTACGAAGAGTATGGGATGCAGGCGGACATCGAGCACGTCAAGACGGTGCAGGAGCACGAGAACTACCGCTTCGACATTCGGCCGCTCGGCGGGAACTCCCTGAGCAAGGTGGACCGGATTCGGCGGCTGGTGCCGGTGTTCGAGCAGGGGAAGTTCTGGCTGCCGCGGCGGCTGCTGTTCAGCCGGAGCGACGGGACGCAGGCGGATTTCGTGGCGGAACTGGTGAACGACGAGTACACCGGGTTCCCGGTCGCCAAGCACGACGACATGCTCGACGACTTGTCGCGGATCGTGGACCCGGCCCTGGGCGCGGTGTTCCCGGCGCTGGCGTCGGCCGAGGGGCTGTTTTCCGCGGCGCCCGCGGTGCAGATCGAGACCGCCCTGACCAACCCCAAATACCAACTGTTCGGGTGAAGCGCGTGTGCAACTCCAGCTACTACCTGGCGATGACGCAGCCCTGGAAGGCGGACAGCATCATGGAAGATGCCGCGGCGCAGCCGCCTCCGCCCGCGGTCAAGCCGCAGCCTTCGTCCGGCGCCAAGGCCGGCGAGGCCATGAAGACGGCGGGGGCCAACCAGCGGCGCAAGGCCGGGCGGCAGACGGGCCTGGCGTCCACGAACATGACCGGCGGCTCCGGGCTGGGCACGAACGCCAGCCTGGAATACAAGTCCCTGCTGGGACAGTAGAGGTGATCCGGTGTGCATGAGCAGCGGCGCGAACAGTTGGGAAGACCTGGGCAATCTGAACTCGCAGAACCCCGACGTGCAGGGCAAGTTCGGGGCGTCCGACGACCCCTTCAATATCGCCCGGGGCGTGAACATCCAGATGGGCCTACAGGAGCGCGCCGAGGAAATGCAGGCCACCGAGAAGAAGCGCAAGAACGTGCGCTACCAGGTGCAGATGCACCCCAAGGACTCTTGGGCCAAGATGAAACCGGCGGGGGGCTGAACGATGCCGACGATCAGCACTGAGTACAAGTCCTACCTGACCGCGCGGTTCAAGTCTTTGGAAGACGCCCGGCAGGATCAACTCGCCTGGTGGAAAGACGCCAAGGACTATCTGCTGCCCGACCACGGCCGGGGGCTGAGCGGAGCGACCAGCACGGAAGTCAACAAGGGCTCGACCGGCGTCCGGGACAAGCTGCTCGACGCCACGACGGAACACGCGGTTTCCGTGGCGGCCAGCGGCATGATGAGCGGGATGACCTCCCAGGCCCGGCCCTGGTTCAAGTTCGGCTTGCGCGACCGCGACATGAACCGCTATCTGCCGTTCCGCGTCTACCTCGACGCCGTGACGGAAATCGTCCGCAACGCCTTCTCCGCCTCGAACATCTACAACGGGCTGCATCACAACTACCTGGAACTGTTGGCCTTCTGCGGCGCCGGCAATCTGCTGCTGGAAGACCCGCGGAGTCTGCTGCGGCTGGACACCTACACCGCCGGCGAGTACTACCTGGGCAGTGACGGGACGCGGGTGGTGGACACGTTCGCGCTCGACATCTGGCTGACGGTGCGGCAGATCGTGGACCTGTTCGGCCGGGAGAACTGCTCGGCGACGGTGGGCGAGAAGCTCGACAAGGGGCTCACCGAAGACCTGGTGCGCGTGACCTATCTGATCGAGCCGAACGGCCCGGCGTTCCACCTGCCGGGGCGCTACCCGGTGCGCGGGGTGCATTACGAGTACGGGCTGCCGGAGCAGAAGGTGCTGCGGCTGGGCGGGTACTACGAGTTCCCGGCGATCACGCCCCGGTGGCATGTCATTTCCAACAGCGTCTACGGCACGGGCCAGGGGCGGCTGGTGCTGCCCGACGCGAAGATGCTCCAGGAAATGCAGCGGGTGCAACTCATCACGCTGAAGAAAATCTGCGAGCCGGCGATGGTGGCCAGTCACAAGCAGGACATTCTGCGGACGTTCCCGGGCGGGGTGACGACGCCCAATGACGCCCTGAGTGGCGGCAAGGACGCGCTGCGCCCGCTCTACGTCCCGGACGCGACGGCGATCCGGGCGATGGGCGAGGCGATCACCGCGACCCAGGACGCCATTCGCCGGGGGTACTTCAACCAACTCTTCCTGATGCTCTCCACCGCCAACATTGACCGGATGACGGCCACCGAAGTCGCCGAGCGCCACGAAGAGAAGCTGGTCATGCTCGGGCCGGTGCTGGAGCGGATGCAGACGGAGTTGCTCAACCCGCTGGTGGAGCGGGCCTACCTGATTCTCCACCGGCTGGGGATGCTGCCCGACCCGCCCCCGGACTTGCAGGACGCCGAGTTGGACATCGAGTACGTGAGCATCCTGGCTCAGGCCGAGAAGGCGGTTGGCGTCCGGCCGATGGAGCAGTTGACCGCCTACCTGGGCAACCTGGTCGGCGCCAAGCCGGACGCCCTGGACAACGTGGACTTCGACAAGGTGGTCCAACTCTACGCCGAGCGCGTTGGCGCGCCGGCGGAGATCATGGTGATGAAGGACGCCGTGGCCAAGATTCGGGCGGAACGCGCCAAGCAAGTGGCCATGCAGCAGGCCCTGGCCGGCAGTCAGCAGGCCGCGCAGACCGGCCAGATGCTGGCCAACTCGCCCATTGGCAAGAACAGCGTCCTGGACATGCTCCTGGGCAACGTCAGCGGCAACCCCACTCTACCCGTCAGGTAACCCATGGCCGGTGCCGACATCTTCGAGGACATCCGCTCCCGCCACGAGCAGCAGGCGGCCGACGCCAAGGCTGCGGCCCA